GCGTGAAGAAACTGGCTGGTTTCATGGTTTAACAAAATGCGTACATACGGAAGAGTGACCAATGAGGACGGCACAAAAACATGGGTCGTTGTCGAGACTGATGCAAATGGTCTGAACGACTCGGTATATCTGACGACACTTGCACAATGCCTAAAGCTGAATCTCGGAGAAAGCCCGTTTTTCGGCAACTACGGCATTCCCCAGTATCAGACGATCATGACCCAGGTCATGCCGGACTTCTACGCCTCGCAGACGCAGACGCAGTTTGCCCCCTACTTCGCATCACTCACGATTACCCGTGTTCAGGGGTCATACCCGCCTGTTTACACCGTCAACGCTGTATGCCATAGCGGCGCCATTATTTCAGACACTATCGCCACATGACCACATCGACGTCTATCCCGCTGGTCATGACTGCGACTGGCCCAGTGCCGAGCACGCCGATCGCACTTCGGACCGCGCTAATCAATGGCGTAGCGGATACGAATCCCGATTATACGGCGAACCTCCCAGCATCTATGGTCGAGGATATCGCATCGACCGACACTGGTGCGCTTGTCGCGATCGATCAGGCGCGAGTCGACTGTATCAACTCGGTTACGCCTTATGGCGCAAACGCATTCATCCTTGCACAATTGGGCGCTCAGTTCGGCATTAAGCAGGGAATCGGTGCAAACGGTAACGTTTATGTTCAGTTCGCCGGCCCGGCTGGATATGTGTTTCAGCCAGGATTTCTCGTATCGGACGGGTCGAATCAGTATGCACTGCAAGACGGCGGCGTAATCCAGACGGGGGGCACCAGTCCCCTGCTTTATGCGGTTGCAACGAATAGCGGCACGTTCGCCATTCCTGCAAATTCGGTCAATCAACTGATCACTTCTGTACCGAGTGCGTATTCGGTCACCGTCAATAATCCGGAAGCGGGCACTCCTGCAGCCTCCGCGCAGACGGTACAGGATTACCGATCGCAAGTTATGACGGCAGGCGTGGCGGCGTCGACCGGTACGCCCGCGTATCTCAAGACCTTGCTGTACGCCATCACCGGCGTTCAGCAACGCCTGGTGTCAATCAATCAGGTATCTGGTGGGTGGCAGGTTGTCTGCGGCGGGGGTGATGCATACTCTGTAGCCAATGCCATCCTTCAGGGCGTTCCTGACATCGCGACACTCCAGGGTTCGCAACTTGCCATTACTGGCATGACGGCTGCCAATCCTGTCGTCATCACGACGAACCTGAATCATGGATATGTCGCGGGGCAGACGGTCACCGTAAATGGCGCAACGCCGACCGCCTACAACCTGATGTACACGATCGCGTCCGTGACATCCACGACGATCACGACGACGACGAACGGCACATCATTTGGCAGCTATACGAGCGGCGCAAAATTGACGCCAAACCCGCGGAATGTCTCGGTTTCGCTCTTCCAGAATCCAGATACCTATTCGATCGCGTTCGTCAATCCGCCGACTCAGATCGTTACGGTCGCCGTGACATGGAATACGACGCTGCCGAGCTTTACAGGTGGTACTTCGGTTGCCCGGTTGGCCGCGCCTGCGATCCAGTCGTACATCAACGGCATCTATGTTGGTCAGCCGATCAACGAGCTCGAGATGACTGCAGTCTTTCAGACTGCCGTCGCCGCAGTCATTGATGCAAGCAACATCACGACCTTGACGTTCGTAGTCACGATCAACGGCGTAACGGCGAGCCCAACAGCAGGCACGAGCATTATCCCAAGCGATCCGGAATCGTACTTCACCGCTTCGGCAACGGCAATCACAGTGACGCAGGGCTGATATGGGTCAAATCGAGTCTTTTTCGACATCTCCACTTCAGCAATGCGTTCCCTCATATCCCTACTGGCAGTACAGCGACGACCAGGACATTCAGGCATTCGTCACATCGTTCAATTCACTGACGCAAGGCTATCTCGATTGGTTCCTGAATACACCGATGGGGCTGTACACATCGCCCAATATTTCCGGACCCTTGCTGGACTGGATTGGCGTTGGCATCTACAACATCCCACGCCCAGTACTTTCCACCCAGAACACCCTGGTAAGGGCTGGCTATAACGAGTTCGCCTACAACACCATCGCCTATAACAGGCTGCAGAAGACTTCTTCCGGGTCGTCGGTTCTAGCCTCGGATGATATCTACAAGCGGGTCATGACATGGAATCTGTACCGCGGCGATGGCCAGATGTTCTGCATGGGATGGTTAAAAAACCGCATCAACCGATTCATCAACGGTGCCAATGGCTCGGATTATCCGGTACTGAATAACCCGCCGTCGATTAGCGTTTCGGGAACCACCTTCACGATTACGTCGTTCGCAGACTCGGTTTTTACGGTGCTCCAGGACTGCATTCAGAGCGGCGCGCTCTCGGTCCCGTTTCAGTATTCATTCGCATTTAACCCGGTCAGTTTCTACAACGATGGCGGCATCCTATGGATGACCGCCCCGCTCAACTATCCGCTCAGTCCAGTTGGCCTTTCTGCCGGAGCCGTTTGGTACAACGGCGGCACGGTTGCGGTCGTGCCCGGTGGATCTGGCTCGGGGTCTCCCGTGTATTTCGGGACTATCACGGCCGCTGAACTTCTCTCATTGGGGGGTGGCGGTTTGCCGACGACAAATCCGAACAATCTCAACCAGCTCTGGAGTAATGGAGGGGTTGTCAGCGTGTCAGCATAAACATGACAATTTTCACTTTCGCCAATAACATCAATACGACGTTGGCTGGCGCAGTGTCGCCAAGTGCCACGACGATCATGCTTGCCAGCACTCAGAATCTTCCTACAAGCATACCGTCAGGAACAGTTCTGGTTATCACGCTCAATGATGCAGCTACGCTAGGTAACTACGAAATCCTCTATGTGACGGCAATCACTGGCGCGACTCTAACCGTTCAACGCGCCCAGGAGGGTACGGCAGCCCTTGCGTGGTTGGTCGGCGATTACGCCTTTAGCGGGGACACTGCTGGGCAGATGGCGTCGTTTCTCAACGCCAGCCAGTTCCCAAGTTCCCTCGGCGCAAATGGATACAAAAAATATCCAGATCCCAACAGCCCGACTGGATACTTCATCGAGCAATGGGGGACTGTAACTTTAGGGCCCGGATCCAGCCAATCCATCACGTTGCCCATCGCCTTTCCCAATGCTTTTATAAATTGCACCGTGTCGTATGGCTCTGTGCCGACTGCCGGCCAGACGTGCGGTGGCGCACCGGGGACTCTTAGCACCATTCTCATTGGTAACGCATCTGGCGGCACCAATGGGATTTTCTATACGGCCAGAGGTTATTGATGGATTTCTATGCACAGTTTGATCCGAACGCGGAAGCACCTCGACCGGTAATCGGCTGGTACGACACGGGTACGTTTGATTATCCAAACCTGCCGCCCGCAACAAGTCTGATTTCAGTTCCGGGGCAGCAATGGATCACCCACTTCAATCAGCCCCACGGCTGGACCGTAGCAAACGGCCAATTGATTCCTCCTTCCGCCTGAAATGGAAATACACGCACTTCCCCAGCCTCTCAACGGCACTGAATTAATTGACCTATGGCAGCAGCAGAACGGGCACTGGGTCAAATGCTCGATGCCACTATCTCAGTTCGTGACGTTCGCCTTTGCCTCTCTCTCCAAAACCGAGCCCACCACGGCCGGCGTTCCGTGGAATAACAACGGCGCGGTTTCGATTAGCTGATCCGATGAAAAAAATCTTTCTGACGGCACTTCTCGTGCCGGTGATGGCGCTCGCCCAGACATATCCTGCGCCGACGTTTAGCGGCCTGACCTTGCAAAGCCCGTTGACGGCTGCAAACGGCGGCACAGGGTCGACGACCTCGACGGGTACGGGCTCGGCCGTGCTGTCGAACTCGCCGGCTCTCATCACGCCGAATCTCGGCACGCCCTCCGCGGTCACGCTGACGAACGGCACCGGCCTGCCCATTTCTTCGGGCGTCTCAGGCCTCGGCACTGGCGTTGCAACGGCTCTCTCGAATGCCGTCACTGGCTCGGGTGGCGCGGTCCTCGGTACGTCGCCAACGATCTCCAGCCCCGCGATCACGGGCGGCACGATCAACAATGCGTCCGTTGGCGCGACCACGCGCAGTACGGGTGCCTTCACGTCGCTAGGTGCGAATGGTGGACTGACCGTTACGGGCGGTTCGACGACCGACACCTTGACGTCCACCGGCACAGTAAGCGGCGCAGGCTTCACGAACTACTTCGCCTCGCCGCCTGCAATTGGCGGCACGGCGCCTAATGCTGGATCGTTCACGACGCTTGGCTCGACGGGCGCCGCATCGCTCAATTCGCTTGCTCTCGGCGGGGGCGCGGTAAATGGCTCCTACAGCACGATTGCCCTTGCGAACACGGCCAACCCGACCACGACCGTACCCAGCATTCAATATGCGATCACGGACAACGGGACAGCCACGCCGGACAGCGCGACGATCTACGACTTTTATATCAACGCGGTGATGGGTTCCTCGAGCACCGCGAGTCATCAGGCCTTTACCGCGCAACTCACGGGTGCATACGGTGCGACGGATGATTATTTCGTCGCGTCGAGTGCCTTTGCGTTTGCGACGGGCGCATCCGGACAGTATTTCGGTTCCAATCCTTATGTGAAAGCCACATCTGCGGCGGCGTCTACAACCCAGGTGGTCGGCGAAGAAATCAACACCGACGTCGAGAACGCCAGCGTGGCGCGCAAGGTGGGGCTGCAGATCGTCGACGTGGCGGCTTCCACAGGTACCAGTTCAGGACCGAATGCGGGTCTTCTGTTCGTGCGCCAGGCGGGCGCGGCAGGTTTCGGAACCGGCATCCAGTTCGGTGACGATACCGCGACGAATTCCGGTGAAGCCTCGGTGGCGTTCATCCGCGCGGGCGCTGCATCGGGGGCCGCGACGACCCAGCGCGGTATCGACTTTCGCAACGCGACCTTCAGCAGCTCGGCCATTGATCTGCCATCGAGCGGAAGCGGCACCGGCGCCGTTACGTGGGGCACAGGCGCCGGCGGCGGCATCTACAGCGCGACTGTCGCCAATGGACCGTCGATCGTGTATGGCAATAACCTGATCTCGTTTGAGGGAACGTTCGTCACGTCGCCAACGGTGATGACGATTGATACCTCGGCGAATCGGGTGAACGCCTTCGGGATGGTGACGCATAACATCTCGCCGACGACCGCTTGGGGAAGTGATTACTCTGGTAGCACCGTAACCATCGCGAATGGTTCCAGTGCAGCATTGGCGGCAGGCAACGGAATGATCATCGTCGAAGATTCTGTTACGAGCCAGAGTGCAATGTATCTCTGTAGCAGTGGCGTATGCGTCCTTGGGCCAGTAGTTGGCACGACCTGGGTAGCCCCCACAACTACCCCGGCTTCAGGTCACATGTCGGTCAACTACAGCGGCAGCGCTTATACGATCTACAACAATCAGGGTGCATCTGAAACCGTGACTGTTGGCGGTCTGCGCCTGCACAGTTCGAACTAGCGCTGGCAGTAGACAATCATGTCTGGCTTGGCAGAGCTCGAAACATACCCGACGAAGCCTGATTTGCTGGCGCCCGGATTCACTGCATGAGCTACATCGGGGCGTTCGCCGCCGGAAATGGCGGCGCCTGAGACGATGCCATCTGCTACAAGGAAGACGACCGGCGGCACGGTTTGAGTCCTTTCGTCAAATGCCCATCCACGGACCGTCATATAGCGATTGTCTGTTGCAACGGGATCTGCCCCATCGACATTTGCCCGGCATTCCTGCAGATCGAGCGCAGCCGGAGTCTTGCCGATCGCTTCGCGCACGAGACGCATCGACGGCAAACCGAAAATAGACAGGTTGAACTGGATCGCTTTGCCGACAACACGGTTCACGTTTTGAACGGGATACACAGTGCCGATCTGGGCATCGTCCTTCACGCCCAGATCAAGCGCGAGCGCAGCCTGCATTCGCTGCAGCGCGCGTACGGGACCCTCTGCGCTGAACGCACCCACTTGCGGAACCATCAGCAGAAGTGGAACGAATACAGTCGCCGTGCCGATGACGATCTGCGTCGATGCCGTATTGCGATAGATGTAGGCAAAGAGCAGCAAGAATGCGGAATACATCAGCATGAGTGGGGTTTCATAGCGCCCCGCGAGCGCCATCTCAGCCCCAAAGTGCGCGCGGCCAAATGTTGCGGACGCAGCTGCGGCACCGACGTATGCAACGAACATAAAGAGTGCGAGGAACGCCGCATCGCGCTCGCCAGCAAACCACCGGTATGCGACATAAGCCGAGGCGTAGAGGACCGCGACGCCGCCGAGAAGCACGATGTAAGACTGCTGGTAAAGAAACCAGAACGTGCCACCCAGGAACATGAGCAGGAACTCGACCATTTGACTGGCCGACGCACCCTCATGCGGCATAAATGCGTAGTTGTGTATCCATGCTGCATAAGTCAGTGCCATCGCCAGCAATAGTGCACCCATGCGCAACCGCGTGCATTTGCCGCTCAGCGCAAGCATGGCGGCGAGCAGCGGCAACGCGAGCACACCGTTAGCCATCGTGACAGTGGAAAGAACTCCGAGCACGACGGCCGCAACAAATCGGCTCTCACGCGGCTCACGTATCCAGCGGGCCAGCAAGATGAAGGCGAGTAGCGGCAGCAGGTAGGCGAGATAGAACTGGCTCTGGTAACCCCAGGTGATGTTTTCATACTGGATCCATGAGAAGCACATGACGCCCATCAGCGCGCTGCACAGCCAAGCCAGACGACGTTCCAGAAGCATGCTTGCGGCCCAGCACAATGCGGCCCAGAGCGCGAACATTAGCACGATGTTCATCGCGATCAGGAAATACGAGAGGCCACCGAAGAACCGGTAATCGGCCCAGAAGAGGATCTTCGAGAGCACGATGCGATGCTCATTAGCCTGTTCGAAGAGGAACGACCAGCCCGCTCCCTGAAGATGCCGGATGTAAGTCGCCAGCGTCCCATCCCACATATCCCAAAACGGCACGGGCGAAAACCAGCGCACGGCCCCGATGATTGTTGATACGATAAAGAACAGTGGGGCGAGCGCGGAAAGAGTGAGCGGCCAAGAGATCGCCTTCGTCCGAGATCCCTTATATCCCGTAGTTATTTCGGCCATTCCGCCATCCTTTTAGGTATGCGCATTGGATATATCATCGGCGATGTTAACCGCCGATGACCTTCTTGATGAGTGGCGCGATTATAGCTTCCTCGTTTGGGCCTTGACGGCATCTAATGTAAGCATCAGGCACGACGCAGCCGAGCATGTGATTCTGCCATCCGTCGATGTTCTGGATCGCGGTGTACTGTCGGATGATCGGAACATTGTATTGCGCGGCTACGGTATCCATGGCCGCGACATAGGACGGCAAGGCGGTCAAGACGAACAATGTTCCCGCGGCAAGCGCGGCCATTCTAGTTTTCATATTTCACCTTTGATTTAGCCCGGTATGGGCGATTGAACTAACAACGGCCGCCTTGAGCGGCTTTTCATTTCCCGGGGCCCACCTTTGGACGACAAGATGATCTCCATGCCCGACGAAGAGTTTCGGCTCCACGTCGTCGAACGCTTAAACGCCCAGGACGCAGCGATCCAGGAAAACACAACGCTCACGAAGAGCATTGCCGAAGACACGGCGTTCATTCGCGCGACATGGGCCGATGGTGTCGCTGTCGTGCGGTTTGGATGCCGTCTCGCCGCGGCGTGGAGATTCCTGCTGAGGCAGATTGTCGTGCCGGTTGGTCTGCCCGGGGTGTTCTTGTACGCGCTTTGGTACTACGGGCATTACAACGCCGTCCCTCCTTGGGCCAGCGACATGTACAAGCTCATCAAGATCCTGCTCTGACCCGCTTCGGCGGGTTTTTCTCTTTTGGAGCGTCGTATGACACCTGACGCATTCATCGCGGCGATTTCACCTGCTGCACAAGCCCTAGTCCCGACCACTAGCATTCCTGCCAGCTTCACCGTGGCGCAAGCTGCTCTCGAATCTGGTTGGGCTAAATCACAGCTCGCGGTGCAGTATTTCAACCTCTTCGGCGTAAAGGCTTCTGCTGGCTGGGCCGGCAAAACTGCAGTCCTTCCGACGACGGAATATGTCGATGGCAAGCCGATCACCGTCAATGCGACGTGGCGCGTATATCCGTCGTGGCAGGCCAGTCTGCTCGATCATGCGCAGTTCCTTATGACGAACCCGCGATATCGACCAGCATTCGCATACACGTGCGGGATCAACTTCGCACAGGCCGTTCAGGCCGCTGGCTATGCGACCGATCCGAACTATGCCGCGAAGATCATCTCGATCATCAAGTCGCACGGCCTGTCGTCGCTGGATATCAGCTAGACGAATAAACCCGCTTTATCACTCACACGAATGAGCCGCCACTGAGCGGCTTTTCTCATTGGAGACCGCATGGCCTCGAATCTGAAGTACAGCGCTGCACTGAAAAACGCGCAGCAGGACGCGATCACGACGAAGCTCGGCGCAAGTTGCCTCATCAACATTTACGCCGGTTCGCAGCCGGCAAGTCCTGATACTGCAATCTCCGGTCAAACTTTGCTCGCGACATTGACGGGGAATGCTACCTTCGCCGGCGCATCCTCGGCTGGTGTTCTCACGCTGAACGCGATCACGAACGGCACAGGCTTGGCTGCTGCTGGTGCTGGCACGAGTGCGACGTTCTTCCGCATGACGACATCCGGCGGTACGGCGCATGTCGATGGAACTGTCGGCACGTCTGGCGCCGATCTGAATCTGAACAATGTATCTATCGCCAACGGCCAGACAGTAAGCGTCACGTCGTGGACATTCACCAACGGAAACTGAGGTTAAGCCATGGCGACAGTCATCGTACTGACGTCGGGCTCATCCTGGACGGTTCCCGCAGACTGCAGTGGCACGCTTGACCTCGTCGAAGTCTGGGGCGGCGGTGGTGCTGGCGGTGGCTTCAATGGCTCATCGCAAATCGGCGGCACAGGTGGCGGATCGGGCGGTTACTCGTCCGTCTCGAATGTCACGGTTAGCAGCCCTGTTGCTTATTCGATCGGCGCTGGCGGAACTGGCGTATCGGGTGGCAACGGTGGCGCTGGTGCTGCAACATGGTTCGGCTCTTCCTCGCAGGCATCGTCTTTAGTCGCTGCCAATGGTGGATCCGGCGGCAAGGTAACGACGGCCACAAACCAGGCTGGCGGTGCGGGCGCGACTGTTACCGGAGCCATCGGCAGCACGAAGACCGCGGGCACTACTGGCGGCAACAATGACAGCTCGAACGGCTGGCAAGGTGGCGGCGGGGCTGGCGCTCCGGGGCCCCACGGCGCAGGTAATGCGCCGACCACGGCTAGCGGATCTGCGGGCGGTACGGGCGGCGGCGGCGACGCGGGATCGGGTGGCTCGGGTGGCTTAGGCGCAAAGCAGACCGGCAACACGGCTGCAAATGGTCTCGCTGGCACGTCGTCCGCAAACGGCGGCGGCGGTGGTGGAGGCGGCGCTGGTGTTGATGGCGTTAGCACTGCTGGCGGCGCTGGTGGTTTTCCAGGTGCCGGTGGCGGCGGCGTAGGTGCTGGTGATGCTTCGTATGCTGGCGGAAACGCTGGAGCGGGGCAAATCCGCATTACGTACACTCCGGTTTCATCGGGCGTTACAGGCACTGGCGCATCAACCCAGGCAGCCAATGCATCATCTGCATCGGGCTCCGTTTCCGTAGCTGCATCTAGCGCCGGCACACAGCAAGCCAATGCGACCACTGCGTCTGGTTCGGTCTCGATCTCGGGCACGTCGTCTAGCGCACAGCAAGCCAACACTGGCTCCGCATCCGGTGCAGTTGCAATCAGCGGCGCTGGCAGCTCGGCACAGGCGAAGAACACGAGCGTCGTTGTCGGCTCGGTAGCAGTCAGCGGCTTAACGGCGGCGAATCAGTCGCTGAATGCATCCGCTGCATCTGGCCTCACGCTAGTCGCTTCATCTGGAGCATCGACACAGCAGGTCAATGCAAGCGCGTCGTCCGGTGGCGTCTCTGTTGGCGGCTCTGCTTCCGACGCTCAATCTGCCAACACGTCAAACGCTTCCGGTGCCATCGGCAACGTCTCACAGGGTTCTGGCGCAAGCACACAGGTCGCGAATACTTCGGCTGCGACGGGCGCGGCTTCTGTTTCGGGCTCTGGCACTTCCGCTCAAGCCGTCAACACATCGGCGGCAAGTGGCTCGGTCAAGGTTTCTGGCTCGGCAGCATCGACCCAAGCCCCGAATGTCTCGGCGGCAACCGGATCAACTGGCTCATCACCGATCTCGGGTGCGGGCGCGTCAACCCAGGCTCAAAACGTCTCGCTGGCTTCTGGCGGCGTCAAGATCTCCGGCGCCGCAGGCAGCGTGCAGCAGTCGAACGCGTCGGCAGCGGCCGGATATGCGTTCTATCCTGTTGTTGGTTCTGGCTCGAGCACGCAGCAGCCAAACTACTCCATCGCGTCCGGAGTGATTGGGGCGGCGAGCTATCCGGTCAATTCCGCGTATTACGTCCGCGTCGCACCCAGGTACTTCTACGCGCAGGCTCCGGCTCGATTGTTCTGGGCCCCTGCTCCGGTTAGATCATTTTACGTTCGGTGCAATTCGATGCTAGCTACCATTCCAACGATGTCACCCAAGGGGCCGCTCGAGACATGGGTAATCACCCTAGACGCGACGCTTGAACTTGCTGCCGGAGAAACGCTGACCGGCACGCCAAGCATCACCATCGCTACGCAGATCGGAACGGATAACCCGGCGCAACTCGTTCTCAGTAACGCGATCATCAATAGCCAGGCGGTCACGCTGCAAAACGGTGTGACTGTTCAGGCGGGGTGCTGCGTGCAGGCACCGGCAAGCGCGGGTTTGTTCGGCTCGCAATACCTCATCTCTGCTACCTGCACGACTAGCAATCCGAACAAGACGGTCACGTTGCAGGCGATCTTGCCGATGCGCAGTCAGTAACCCTCCACCATCCCAATGAGGCCCGCGTAAATGCGGGCTTTTTTTATGTCCGTAGAAAACGCACCCGCCATCAAGGGCGAGCATATCGCCAAGGTTACTGAAGCGCATGCCGAAAAGGAAACGCTATCGGTCTCCGTAAATATTCCATCTCACGCAGAGCGCAAGACGACCACTCTTTTCACGCGTACGCGCAAAGAGTTGATAGAGCGCGAAGGCGGGCGGTGTTTCATCTGCAACGCGACTGCCGAAGAATCCGGCCATCCACTGGAAGCGCATCACCATCCTATCGAGCGCTCGCTGGCTGAGATGATCGATTGGGACCGCTTCAGGATGGATGCACTCGCAGGCTTTTGGGGCGCGCACATTCAGGCGTTCGACTGGGCGAACTTCACCGACTGGACTCAGTTTGTCGACGACATGACCGTGAACGGCATGCTGCTCTGCAAAGCCCATCACGTTGGCAAGGACGAGGGCATGCATACCCTTCCGTTTCCGCTCTGGATAGCACAGAAGTACGCGAAGGAAGGCTATCAGTTCAGTTCGGTGGAAGTCATCCACCACGGATAGCCGCCACCACACTCGCCACACATCTCCCGCAAGTCCCGCACAGCGCAGGACTTCGCCATCTACAAAGCCGCCACGAGCGAGCTAACCCTCTCGGGGCAATCTCAATTCTGGAGTTCAAATGGCAACTGTCGTAATCACCGCCGCTTCCGTAGCGGCGGATCAACCCGCATCGACCGCAGCTCAAGCCGGCATTTCCATCTCGATGTCGAACGGCTCGGCCGCTCAAGTCATTGCCGCAGCGCCGTTCGCTGCAACATTCACCGATGTCGCTCCGGGTAGTTATACCGCGACGGCATTCGCAGTGGACGTGAATGGAAATCAGGTCGGCTCGCCCATCACCTCGGATTCCTTCACCGTCGCTGCTCCGGTCGTCTACAACATGCCCAGCGGCATCACGGTAACGGTGTCCTGATGCGCGCGCTGCGGTGGTTCTTCTGTCGTCGCAAGCGGTATGAGATGCCGCGCGCGTTCCATGTCCACATTCATTCAAAACTATGAACCCTACCCTCCAGAAATATCTCGCTGGTGGGGCGATCCTGATTGCGTGGACGGTTCTTGTCGTCCTGCACTTCCTGCCCGCTGAGCCACTGCAAACCGCCTTCGAAGCGGCGCTCTCGGTTCTCGGCGGCCACGCAAGCATCACGTCGCTCTACAACCTCTTCGCTGGCGCGCTGAAGCAAGCGGGCAATCCCGCTGCGCCGACGACTGTCACGAAAGACTAACTCCCGAAGGATCTCACCATGAAAAAGCTGCTTCTCGCGGCAGGACTTGTCGCGTCTGTCGCAATGTTCGCCGGCTGCGCCTCGACCGGCAACACGACTCAACAAACGCCCGCCCAGATCGCCGCCGTCGTCTGCCCGGCAGTCCAGGCTGAACTCTCCACGCTTAGCGCCGCGGGCGTCTTTACTGGCGGTGCAGCCACGACTCTCGCCAGCCAGGTCACGCCTGACGTGAACGCAGTGTGCGCAGCCGGCGCCCAAGTCACTTCGACGAATCTGCAAAACCTCGTCAACGTGACCGTGCCTGTGGTCGCCACGATTGTCACCAACTCGCCCATGACGCCGCAGGACAAGCTGATTGCGATCCTCGCACTCGGCGGCGCGCAGACGATCTTCAACACGGCTATGGGTATCGTCAACGCCCAGACCGTGGCCTCGACTGCATCGGCTGTTGCTGTTGCGAGCGCAGCTAAGGCGGCGGCTCAGTAATGACACCCCACGACTTCGCTCTTTTGGCGCAGGAAGCGTACAGCGCAAAGCCTGATATTGGCGATTCGGATAGCGCTTCCCGCGCGATCGTACGCCAGACTGCGGCGGGGCTTGTCGTGGCGTTTCCAGGCACGGACAACATCGATTGTTGGGGAGCCGACTTCGATGTTGTTCCGGTATCGGTTCCGGGGATGGGTGACGTGCACCGCGGATTCTGGGCGGCGCTCCAGGCTATCTCCGCGCAGGTTATGGCGGCGATTGGCGATCAGCCGGTGACGCTCGTCGGTCATTCCCTCGGCGGGGCTCTGTCGATCCTCATGGCGGCATCGCTGACCGTCGCCGGCAAGCCGCCTGCTGCCGTGTATGCCTTCGAGCCGCCGCGTGTCAGTCCCGACATGACAATTCGCACGCTGCTCTCAAAGGTGCCCGTGCATCTCTACAAAAACGGCAACGACATCGTTCCTGATGTTCCGTTCGGATGGCAGCACGCCGCGCTGCTTGTGCACATCGGCTCGCCATTGCTGCCGTGGCCCAACGTGCGAGATCACGCAATCGCGCGAGTTATCGAAGCATTGCCGGAGGCTTCATGACCGATCACAGCAACATGCGGCTAGGTAAGAGGCCTGCCGCGCCTGACGTCCAAGTACCGCACCTCTCGAACCATATGCACATGGTGCAGCCCGCGCCGTCCGCAGACTGGACGAAGGCGGTTAAGTCATTCCCTCTGCTTGCCAACGATCAGGTTGGCGACTGCACCGCGGCTGGGGCGCTGCACCAACTCCAGGTCTGGCTCAACAACAACGGCTTCGATTACACGCCGACAGATGCTGAAGCGCTCGCCCTGTACTCGGCAACGTCGAACTATCCCAAAGAGGATGATGGCGCCGTAGAAACTCAGGTTCTCGACTACTGGAAGAACACAGGCATCGCGGGGCCGTTCAATACGGATCGCATCGCCTATGCGTCGCTCGCGCCGTCGAATGTCAACGAAATCAAGTTGGCGGTGCAGTACTTCGGCGGCTGCTATCTAGGTATCGAGCTACCCCTCACCGCGCAGACGCAGGACGTGTGGGAAGTAGTGTCGGCCACTGGCGATGGCGCGCCGGGGTCGTGGGGCGGCCACTGTGTCATCGTGGTTGCCTATGATGAGCACTACGCCACCGTGGTCACGTGGGGCAAGCTGCTGAAAGCGTCGTGGGCGTTCCTGCAAGCCTATCTGGGCGAAGCGTATGCCCTGCTGTCGTACAACTGGCTCGCCAACTCGGGTATCTCGCCGCCCGGACTCAACATGGCAGCACTACAGGCCGAACTCCAAAGCATCACAGCCTGAAAGTTGTTTTCGGCGGCTACAGTCTACGGATTGTAGTCGCCCACCCCTCTCCAGCTAGCCTAGCGCTACGCTCCTGTATCACCCCTCCACTCGAAATCCCTTCACTTCGTCCGAAAAATTGTCGCTGGCGTTCGATTCGCCGCTTGTCTTGCGGCGGATAGCGCGGGCATTCGCCGCACCGATAAGGCAGAATTCCACACATACCGGTCGCGAAATCCCCCGATTTCCCGGGAGTCTCAGAGCCTCAAAATCCTTATGGCGGAAGGCAGCCAGAGTCGAACTGACCCGGGAGCGGCTGACGCCCCCAACCGGGTTTGAAGC